TCCACGTAATAGAAAGTTTAATGATAAATCATTCGAACCTATGATAATAAATGAATTGAAGGAGTATTTAAAATGAAAATAGGTGTATTATTAGGTAGAGGTGTAGAAGGTGTAGGCTTAACTAAAAATGTAGTCGAGTTCCAAAAGCTTTTCCCTGGTGTAGAAGTATATGCTACAATTGATAAATTATGGCAAAGAATGAACTCGATGGATTTTAAAGTAAATTACTTTAGAGGTACTGATTGGGATCAAATTAGTAAACCAACAAAGAAATTTCCAGATTTATTAACATGTACACAAGTCATTGAAAGAATCAATCAACTTGATATGTGTATTGTTTGGAGTGTTCCATCAAAGTCACATCCAGAAGATTGCATTAATAATTTTATAAAGATGATGGATGAAATTAAAGTCAGAAAGTCTTTAGTTCAGGTAGATCATAAAATACATTCAATCAATAGAAATGCTGGATTAGCAGAAATATCATCTAAGATGAATGTTCTTATGTGTCATTATGTCGATAATCCTTTTGGCCAATGGACAAAGAAAAATAATATTAAAACGCCACTCACTAATATGGGTGTAGGATTTAATTTTACAAAAGATAAGTGGAAACCAATTCATGAGCAAGATCCTTTCTACATAAGATGGGTTGGCCGTACTGCAATGTGGAAAGGTCCAGACTTAATGATTGATTTCCATAATGATTATTTTAAAGATCTTGGATTTAAAACAGTGTTGGAAGGATTGGAGGCATCAATAAATTATCCGGCAGTACTTTATAAAAATCCAAAAGAAATGACAGGTAGAAGGGAAGTTATTAATTACTTCAGGCCTGAAAAAGGAATTGATAATAATCCAAGTAAAGATCCAGTTTATGGTAGTGAAACAATAAATTCGGGTGCATACTTATATGGTGCATATACACATGAAGAAATGATTGAACGTATGAGTCTTGGTGGATTTGGTTCTGACCTTATGTACTTTAAAGAAAATATATATGGTGACAATGTTGAGTATTGTCATACAGATTGCTTTGCTGCAGGAGTCATACCAATATTTCATAAACACTTTTGTGATAATGTAATTCATAGAAAACAAGGTAAGCCAATATCTGAATGCGTAAATACTGGTACGATTTGTATTGATGCCACCAATGCAGAGGCAACTGCACATGATATGTTGATGATGACAGGTGATCCAGTAATGAGAGATGAATGGCGTAATATGATGTTTGAATTTTGGAAAGATCATTGTGATGCCAAAGTAGTGTATGATGACATCATAAATAAAACACTAAACTATAATGAAAAGAATGAAACAACTTTGGAGGATTTTTTCGTATGAAGGTAGCAATCACAGGTTCAAGAGGTTTTATTGGCGGCCACTTAAAAACAAGACTTGAAAAAGAAGGCCATGAAATAGTTGAATGGGATTTAAAACAAAATCCACCTAAATGTATAAAAGATTTTGATATAAATGATATAAGTTATGTAATACATCTTGCTGCATATGCTGATGTACGAAAGAGTTTAGAAGAACCACAAATGTATTGGAAGAATAATGTAGAAAATACTACACGTATACAAAAAATATGTCATTATAATAACATACCATTATTATATGCATCATCTTCTTGTATACATAATTGGTGGCTGTCACCTTATGGCATAAGTAAAAAAGTAAATGAAGAAACTGCATTTGATCATCAGGTAGGATTAAGGTTTACAACAGTTTATGGTGATGGTGCAAGGCAATCAATGTTGATTGGTAAACTTATTGATGGAACAATTGGTTATCTTACAAGACACGTAAGAGACTTTGTACATGTTAGTGATGTAGTTGACGCAATAGTATTATTGATGAGTAAAGATATTAGATCACTTAAACCTGCATATGATATCGGCACTGGCACAGGCCATGTTGTAGAAGATTTAGGTTTACTTGCAGGTTGGGAAGGTATCGAAGTTACTGATGGTGATCCTTGTGAGGCACAAGATAACACGGCAGATATTACTGACATGAAAGCTTTAGGTTGGGAACCAAAGGTTAATGTTGAAGAATATCTTGTAGAACGTACGGTGCCACACTAATGAATTATGCAAGCATAGTTCCATTAATAGGCGGTGAAACTATCGCTATGGAACGAGTATTTAAAAAAAGACCGGAGTATATATTAAGTTATGAAGACTTTAAAGCAAACGATACTCACTTGGTTGAGTATTACAAAAGAGAAGTTCCCTACTATCTTTTGGGAAACGACAGGAACTATGATCTACCTTCTGTCGATGTTGTTAACACCGTGTGCCCTTGTGCTGGTTTGTCTAGCCTCAATACTACGGCATCTTCTGACGCTGCTGCTAACGATTGGATGCTCACCTCTGCTAATTATGTCTTGGGTACACTCAAACCTCAAGTATTCTGGGGTGAAAATGCACCAAGACTCGCTTCAAAAATGGGGCAGCCGATTGTGGAAAATCTCAGAGCAATTGGAAGAACGTTTGGATACACTTTCAGCTTATATAAAACGAAGTCTCTCCTCCATGGACTCGGACAAGTAAGAGATAGATCATTTTATTTTTTCTGGAAAGGTGATAAAGTACCTCAGTTTGAATATATAAAAAGGGAACATGAAAAAATTGAGGATACGATACGTTCCGTGAAACGCAGATCTGATGATCCGATGAATGTCCTTACTAATACAAGTGTTCCTTCACAAGATCCTTACTATCGATATGTCTTAGAAGAAATGCATGGCGGTATAACTCACAAAGAGTTTCAAAATAAAATTAAAAAAAGTTATGATGTTTTACATTATATAGAAGATAATGAACATTCTTATGATGGTGTAGCAAACTGGATGTCAGCATACGGCTATGATAAACAAGCACAACGTTGTAAAGCAATGTATGAAAAGTTAGCATCTGGTGGTAACATTATGAGAAGAGGTGTATATGTACCAAAGAATTATATTGGTGCTTTTGTAGGTAGTGCACCGACAAAGCTTACACATCCGGATGAAGATAGATTTTTAACAATAAGAGAATGTTTAAGTATTATGGGATTACCTGAAGATTTTATATTACAAGGTGGTCTTAAAAATTTAAATCATATATGTCAGAATGTACCAGTCACAACAGCAAGTGATATGGCAGAACATGTTTTAAAATTTTGTGATGGAAGATTGAACAATCAGTTATGGGATCAAGACTTTATGGTACAAGATAATCGAAAGCAATCGATAATTAGTGAAAATAAACCTTTACAATTAGATGCTTTTATGGTATAATTATATTATTTGTAGGAGAAATGAATGTCAATAATGGATAAATTAAAAAAGAATAGTAAAAGTGATTTTACTTCAATACTATCTGATTCCAAATTTTTTAATGAAAAAGATATGGTACCGACTAATGTACCAATGATAAACGTAGCTTTATCCGGTTCTATGGATGGAGGTATAACACCGGGCTTGACAGTTTTGGCAGGTCCATCAAAACATTTTAAAACTTCATTTGCTTTAATTATGGCAAGTGCATATTTAAAGAAATATGATGATGCAGTATTATTATTTTATGATTCAGAGTTTGGTTCACCTCAAGCTTATTTTGAAAACTTTGATATTGATACAAGTCGTGTATTACATACACCAATAACAAATGTGGAAGAACTTAAGTTTGATATGATAAGTCAACTTGAAGGTTTGAATCGTGGTGATAAAGTTATAATCATTATAGATTCAGTTGGTAATCTTGCATCTAAAAAAGAATTAGAAGATGCAATCAATGAAAAGTCAGTGGCGGATATGTCAAGGGCAAAAGCACTTAAAGGTTTGTTCAGAATGACAACACCATATTTAAATATGAAAGATATACCTTTACTTGCAGTTAATCATACTTATAAGGAAATAGGTTTATTTCCAAGGGATGTAGTATCAGGCGGTACCGGCATATACTACAGTGCAGATAATATTTGGATTATTGGTAGACAACAAGATAAACAAGGTACTGAAATAAAAGGCTACCACTTTGTTATCAATGTGGAGAAATCAAGATATGTTAAAGAAAAGTCTAAGATACCTATTTCTGTTAGTTGGGACGGCGGTGTTCAGTATTGGTCTGGCTTGCTTGACGTTGCTATGTCTGGTAATTATGTTAGTAAGCCCAGCCCTGGTTGGTACTGCAGAATTGATAAATCAACTGGAGAATTGGTGGAACCAAAAGTTCGAGAAAAAGACACGTTAAACGAAGAGTTTTGGCAACCTATTATTGAAGAAACTGATTTTAAACAATATGTCACTAATAAGTATTCAATACTGAATAATGTTGTTAGCTTAGAAAAGTTGGATCAACATTAATGGTTTTAGTTGAGGATAAGCACTATCAAATAATTCCAGACAAAGGTGATGAACAAGCTTGGAATGTAAGAATACTTTCAGGCACATTCACCGAAACGGTGTTGAAGTTTGGTGTAGTAAAATTTAATGGAAAGGGTAAAGACAAATATATGTCATTTAACTTTGATATTGTTTACACACCAGACACTGAACTCACAAAAGATAATGTAAAGCTTCAAGAATTTGCCGGTGTTATGTTGGAACAAATAATGGCAAGAGGTATTGAAGAAGGTAATGTATTAACAAGAGAGGTAAAAGATGAAAGTAACGACTAGTCAAAGACTTATATTATTAATGGATGAAATTGCCATTGCAAAAAGTAAACTACAACCACAAGACACTGGTCATATTCATACTTCAATAAGCTACTTAGAAAGTAGAGTTGAAGAAGTACAAAAAGAAATTGATGAGGAATTAAGAAAAGCTGCCTATGCCTACTAATTTAGAACAGACTATATTACGTAATCTTTTAACTGATGAAAAGTATATGCGTAAAGTATTGCCTTTCATCAAACCAGATTACTTTGAAGGTATATATCGAGTACTATTTCGAGAAGCTGGTAAGTTTGTTGCAAAATATAATAAACTACCGAATGCAGAATCATTTAAGATAGAACTCGATAATGCCGATAAATTAAATGATGAACAATATAATTTGGCAATGGATATTGTACCACAGCTATTTGCCGGTGAAAAAGTAGATGATAAGTGGTTATTAGATACAACTGAAAAGTGGTGCCAAGACCGTGCAATATACCTTGCAATAATGGAATCAATATCCATCATTGATGGAAAGCATGAAGTATTAACCAAAGGTGCTTTACCTGATTTATTAACCAAGGCATTAGCCGTTGGCTTTGATTTAAAAGTTGGTCATGATTATGTAGAAAATGCTGGAGAAAGATATGAATTTTATCACACAGAAGAAGATAGGCTTCCATTTGATTTGGAATACTTCAA